ATATTTTTGGCTGTTTCTCCTGTTTGTTCTATAAGGAAATCTGTACAACCTTCTTTCATACATATTCGCCAACAATCATAATAGTATATTATTTCATTTTCTATTTGTTCGTGTATAAATTGCCAAACATCATCTGATATGTCTTGGTCATCCTCAAATTGTGCATCTTCTATAAATTCACCTATTGAATCTTTTAAATCACTTATAAAATCATATTTATTAAATTGTATCATTGTTTTGTTTTTAAAAGGGGTTTTTACACCCCTATTTTATTTATTTTTTTAGTATCCTAAAGAGTGAAACAATTTATCTCTTTTATTTATTAGTTTTTGTAAATCTAAAGCAAGAAAGTTAGTTTTTTTACTTTTGTCATTTCTAATTTTGTTGCTTAGTTTTTCGATTTTTGCATTTAATTTTTCCATTGTTATTATTTTTAAGTTATTAATTATATATAAATATAATCAATTTTGTTTATAACTCAAAATAAAATGATAAAAGTTTTGTAATTAATAAATAAAGTAATCTCCTCGTGTTGGATTCTCTAACTGATAAGATACAGCATAACGTATAGCATCTATGCAATGATTGTACTTATCTATTGGTGTTTGTGATTTCTTTTCTAACCAAGAGTAATTATTTAACTCTTTAATTAAATCAATGCTATCTGGGTCAATAATTAAATCATAATCTTGTAATAAAGATATTCCAAATACTACACTACCTTGACCTTTAATAGCTGGTAACATATTACAGGTTCTTGCTAATTCATTTATTAATCTTGGCTCTGCACTATCTCCAATTATTAAACTATCTCCAGCAAATTTTTTATTTAATACATTGATTTCAGAGGTTGTAAGACCGGGTTGGCAAAAATGTAATTTAATATATATCTTTTTATTGTTCTTGTCTATACTTGTTTGTAATAGCGTTGTAGGGTCATTACTGAATCCATAATCTTGTCCGAATACAGATTTACCTACTTCTTTAAATTCTCCTAATGACCAATTGGTAAATATAACACCCTCTGCTTTTTCTAGCCACCCACCTAATATTTGGTGTTTATATTTTGATGGTCTATGTTCTTTCATTTCTTTAATTCTTGAAAGATAACTTTCTGATAAATGTTCTAGGTTATCTAGGTATGTAGAGTGTATATAAGTAACATCATTCTTGGTTATGCTTTCCCCAGCCTTTATTCCTTTGGTTTCAAAAAACCTTTGGTATATCCAATGCTCTTTTGTAGATGGATTTAATATTAATATTACTCTATTGTCTGCTTGTTTTTCTCTTACAGATAAATCTATTTTATCAAATATACTTTCATCAACCAATTCTTCTGCCTCATCCATAACCCAAGTTGTAATACCTTGCAATGATTTAAGATTTGCTGTCTGGTCTCCTGATGAGGTTTTAATACCTCTAAATAATATCTTTGAGCCTGTAATAGTATTTATTATTTCATCTCTAGTTATCTTGAACCAATGCGATATACCCATTGTTTCTAGCTTATCTTTAAATTCTGGTATAATAGATATAGATGCAGACCTTAATGTAAATCTTGTAAATAAAATAGTTTGATTCTGTGTAAGGCTCATATACACTAATGCACCAGCGACAGCATATGATTTGCCAGAACCTCTACCACCTGTGTAAATAAAGTATCTTGAATCCACCTCATTAAAAGGTAGAAATTTAGGATTTATGTTTAATAGCTTCAATTAGTTCTTTAAAATCAATATTATTATCCTCTGCCATTGTTACGTCTAATGAATCTTTTGGGTTACCATAACCACTATCCATCAAAGCCTTATATGCAGATACATCTCCTTTACGTGCTTTGTTTATTAAAGCAAGGGTCATTATATCCTCTTGTGATAGTTTTTCGCTCTCACTTGTTAGTGGGTTCTTATACTCTTGGTTGGTCGATAGCCATTTTTTGGCTACTGTGCTTCGATTTAAGCTACCTTTAGGTCTTCCGTTAGGGTTACCACTCTCTCCCTTTTTAAAAGGCTTTAAATTGTCTAGTTTGCTCATTGTTATTTCACTGTATTTATATAATCTTTTAATTCTTTTTTTGCTTTCCAGTCTAATAATTCTTTGGTATCATTTTCTATGGTAGGAGAACAAAACCTTTCTCCTTTTCTTTCATCTACAAATTTCCAATCTTGATTAAACATATTTGCTACTTGAATTATACTATATGCTTTTGGGTTTTGGAAATACCATTCGTGATTACTATTATATTTTACTGCCTTAATAACTCCATTAATAACATCATCAACATGTGTAAAGCATCTGGATTGTACCCCTGGTCTTACAACACTTAATGTTTCTCTTTTTAATATCTGATTTTCAAATATACCTATTACAGTTGCATAATTTCCTGTTGTTATTTGGTATTTACCATATACATTAAAGAAGTAACATATTTCATAAGATAATCCATACCATTTATTATAATTCTTTATTAACTCTACTGCTTTTGATTTTGTCCAAGCATAAGGACTTAAATTTTCTTTGTCTCCAAATTTAGAAGATGATGCCGAATAAATTAATTTAATATTTTTCTTTTTACAATATTCTATTACTTTACTTGTGCCATACAAATTACTTTTCATTACATAATCTATATCAACGAATGATGTACTAATTCTTGAGTATTCTCCAAAATGGAATAATGTATCAAATGTTGCGTGTGAATGTATTAAAGTATCTATATCCCAAGTATCGCCTTTAATATAATTAACTCCATTTATTTGATTTCTTTCCTCTCCAGTATAAAAATTATCTATTACAAATATATTTCTTGCTTCTACTATATTATTATTTAATAAATGGTGTATTAAATTAGTGCCTATAAATCCAGCACCTCCTGTTATCAGTATATCTTTCATTTATTATTTTTATAAAAGTTTTTTAATGCTTTACTTTTTATTTCTTTTAATTGTGTTAGTTTTAAATTATGTTTTTTGTTTTCTATTTTATTCCAATCAATATCATCTCTGCGTATTAATTGATGATGAAAATTACCTTTCCAATCTACATAATGATGAGGTCTATTAAATCGTATTACTGTTTTACAATATTGTGGCCATATTTCTTCTAAACTTCTAGCCTTTAATACTTTCTTTTCATATGCGTTACCTTTGTATAATTCATCTTGGTTACCACCTTTCATTTTTGCAACTGTACTTGTTTTATCTATTGTAAACGCATTAAATGATACTACACATAATTTATTACTCAATACCTGTAAACACAAATCTACATCTTCATTATACTTTAATCGCCATCTATAAGGCATATCATTTCGCATAAGCATTGCACTATAACTATGAGTGTTTAAATAAAAAGGTTTCTTGTCTGATGTACCAGGAATAACAAAAGTAGAGTAATTAAAACCAGTAATACCTATATTAGTATATCTATCTGTAAATTCCTCTAGTATGCTTATTGCTTTGGTAGAGTTACAAGGTATTTTATTACCTTTTAATACTCTCCTTATTCTACATATATTATCATCAAATACCCAATGCCTATCGTGTCCATTTTCTATGCTATTTTCCCAACAAAAATTTCTAGCTGGATATGAGCCTACACCTAAATTAGAAAAAGGTAATTTCATTACATACTTTTCTCCTATTGATTCACAATACTTATCGTATTCCTGTGGCTCTACAACTATTTTAAAATTAGTACCATCCTTTTTAAAAAACTTTGCTGTTAATGGATTCTTCCATCTGCCTTTGGATATTATATATACAGGGTATTTATTTTTCATTTTTTCATTAATGGTATTTGTTTAAATGATTTCCATATTTTTGATGCTTTAATTTCCGATTGACCTTTTTTAGTATATTCCACAAACCATTGAGGGTAAGTCTCACATAATTTTAAATTGCGTAACTTTCTGCCATCAATGTTTCCTCTTTTTTTATAATCTATTGATGAGTTACATCCACCTTTTATACTGCCAGAACTAGGAGTTCTAAAACTATATTTATTAAATACCATTGTAACATATCCTTCTTTCAATACTCTTACACTAAAATCAACATCCTCTGATGTATTTGGTTGGTATCTACTTTTTATAGAGTTATTTATTAATTGAAAACAATAAATCATTTTATTAATATCAATATCTTTTTTCTTTGCAAAAGCAAAGCCATCATGTGTTAAACACCCAGCACCATAATTAACACACCTGTCTGCTATTTCTTCTATGTAAAGTAACATATCTATTGGGTTGCTAATTTTTTCTGTATTTCGTAAACCCCTTGTAACATCCATTTCTCTATAATGCAAAGAATTTAAGTCATCATCAACTTGCCAATGTTTACTATAACCATTTTCTTTTGACCATTCAATACAAAAATTTCTTACATAATAAATACCTTTATCATTTTTTTTTATATCAATAACTTTATCTTTACCAAATCTTTTTACATAACTATTATAGTCTTGAGGTTCAACCATATAAAAATGGTTTATACCTTTAAAATCTAATAAATTGTGTGTTTTACAAATATCTGCTCTGTCTTTTGAAACAATACATATCGGATATTTATTCATAAGATAAAGAGCTTAAATCTTTTGTAGCTCTAAATGGATAATTTGCACTCCAAGTTCTACTACCTTCCTTTTGCGATAAGAGTTTTAATTCATATTTTTTCACAAACTCATCTCTATCTTTTTCATTTAAAAAATTAACCACAATTTTAATTGCATCTTCTTTGGATTCAAATTCTGGCATTCCTACCCATTCAGAATACTCATCTCCTTTATTAACCATAGCAACTACATCATCGGGGTTTTGCCATACATCTAAACCCCAGTCCTCTAATTCGCTAGAGTTCCATTCGTTACTTAACATATCCCATTCCCATTCTCCAAACCCTACATTATCTTTTATTACAAATTGTTTTCTTTTTTTTTCTGTTAAATTTTGTGCTTTAATTATATACACCTCTTTTAAGCCTATTTGTTGACAAGCTTTATATCTCATGTTGCCCCCAAGTATAACATTTTTTTCATCAACAACAATTGGTCTAAGTTTTAACATCTCTGGAAACTCTATAATTGATTTAACTAATTTTTTAAATTTATCATCTCTAATTAATCTAGGGTTATTAGGGTTTCTAAATATTTGATTTATTTTAACTTTTTCTATCATATCTTTTTTTAATAAACATTTAATTTATGTATTTGTTAATCGTTAATTGCCTCATTTAATAATGCAAACTGTTGTTCTTTTAATTTTTTAGTTAATTTTTGACATTTTAAATACGCATAATAAGAATCAGTATCATATTCTTTTATCTCTGGATATATTTTATTTATGCTATGCATTACGTTTGCATGACTAAAGCCTAAAGATGCGCCTATTTTTTGCAAAGAGTTATTTGTTTGCTCTTTACATAACTTATAATATAAGGCTCTTGCAAAAAGATATTCCCTTTTTCTTGACCTTACTGTTAAGCATAGTTTTGTTTCTTGCTCAATTACACATTTAATTGTTTCCATTATCATAATTCTTTATTTTAATTTCTGTATTAGTTTTATCAATTATTTTTATAACATTCGTTAATATATTAAATTTTATCCAATCTATTGCTGTATGTATTCCAGCACATTCAAGATACAATTCTTTTTCTTGATACTCATCTAACATAAATTGTATGTCCTCAATGGACAATCCATTGTCAAATTCATATAATGTTAGTTCGTGATACTCTCTTATAATTTGATTTTTTAATCCTTTACTCAAGTTGTAGCCTTAATAAGTTATAGCATTGTATGTATTTTAATTTTGCTTTTGATTTGTATATTTTTCTAAATAATTCATATGTTTTTTTAGTAAATTGGTAATTTGTTTTGCAACCATTAAATAATTTACTTGCATAAACTTTACCGTAACCTTTACAATAATTAACATTGTCTGCACCATCACCAATAATCATTTGTTCATAAAAATTATATAATGCTTGGTCTTTGCTAATATCATAAATACACCTGTGTTTATAATGATAATTATATATTAAAGCTGGTAATTGTTTATAATCTTTGTCAATAGATATTATTAAAACATTATCCCTACCAAATTCATTTGATAATTTATACCAATACCTAGCCACAATGTCATCTGTCTCCATTCCATATGTTTTTTTGCTATCATATAAAGTAGTTACTAATTCGTGCATCTCATTTAATAATGGTGGCAATTCTACATTTTTTCTATTTGCTTTGTAATTTTTATCTAATACTTTTCTAAAATTACCTCTGCTATTATTAAAAAATATATACTCTTTTACATCATAATTATCTTCCAACCTATTTGCAATTGACATAAATACCTCATCAAATTTACCTATGGCTTCCTCTATTGTTTCAACATTGCAACAAGAAGAATAAACCAAACTATCTGCATCAAATAAAACTATCATAGGTCTTCTATTATATCGTTAGCTTGTTCTTCTAAATTTTCAATAACATCTTGACCTAATATATCTATAATGTCTTGTCCTCCACATAGCACTTGATGACAATCAAAATAACTACTAAAGCTTGGATACTCATAACTACCATTTTGTCCTTTGTTAAATTCTCCAACGACAACCAAGACTATGTCATCGTATTCAACTGTTACTTCTTTTTTCATTGTTTTATTTTAATATTAATAATATATAAATATAAACAATTTTGTTTATAAAAAAAAATTATTCTTTATAATCTTTTGTAGCTTTAGTTAAAAAATTATCCACACCATCTATTCTTTTTGATAACTTTTCTATTGCTACATATAAAGTAGCTATTGTTGCTTCAAGTATTTTAAATCTTTCTTTGGTTGTATATTTTTTGCTTTTCATTTTTTCTGTATACTGTTAAAATATAATCTTGCATCCTGTAATGTTTTAACTGTTATTATATAACTTTCATTTTTATATATTTTCCAATCAAAATTAAATGGTCTGTATTTTATTGTTTTATCTACCTTTTTAATTATATAATCTTTGTATTTATATATTCCAGAGTATAATTTTTCTAATACAATATGAGTTACAATTGGTTGTGGGTTATAAAGTTCTTGTTCTAATTTTAAAATATCATTTGGTTTTTTCATAATTCCATTAATTCGTTAATTACTGTATGTCCTCCTAACACTACTGCACAAGCAATAGCTGGTTTTTTTCCTCTTTTAGCGTATGCCATAGCGTAAGCAGTTGCATCTATTCCACAGCCTATTTGTGTTCCAAACACTTTAAAGTTTTGACCAACGTACCATTCTGTGTAACATTGCGTGTGTAAATGCCCTTGTATTGTGCTTTGCATATCTGCTCTACATTTCATTCTAGCAGTTCCAGCTTCGCCATGAATATATTGTACCCCATCAATTACAACTCTATCTACAAATTTCCATTGAGGTACTTCCAGTACATCTTTGTAAGCCTTTATCCATTTTTTTGGTACTGCACTTGTTTGTGCCTTCCTCATTATAAGCCTATCATGATTCCCGATTGTTACGTGTGCTTTAGGAAAAGCATTGTACCATTTAGCTATTTTACTTATTGCAAGTTCTAACTCTTGACCTCCACCCATACCATCAGCATCTGACTCGTGGTAACTACTATAGTGATTATCAATTACATCTCCTATAAACACAACTTTATTACAATTATACTTTGCATAAGTTTCTTGGCAATGTTCTAAATAACCTTTTAAACAAAATGGTTCGTGCAAATCGCCAATTGCTAATACTCTAGTTTCTTTTTTAGTTATATTTTCAAATGCTGTTTTTTTATTTCCGTTTAGTCTTGGTCTAATTTCCATAAGCCTTATATAAAGTGTTTAATTCAACAGTTATTGCACGAATACAACTACCACAAGATGTCATCTCTCTTTTATCGCTAAATACTCGATTATAAATTTTTAATAATTGCTTTTGTTCAATAGGTGTAACCCTGTTTGTTGTTTTACTAAACCATTCATTTAAAAAATTATATTCATCTTCCTTTAAACACTTTGGTCTTTTATATCTAAAAACCTCATTTAAAGTTTTTTGTCTTTCATCGCACCCACAATCCTCTCCAGCTATAAATTTAACTATTTTATCTATACCTGTAGCTTTGGTAATCTTTGCGATAGTATCGCCTAAGCCTTTTGATTTGTTTTCGTAATTTGCTTTCCATTCTTTGTATGCTTTTGTGCGTTTGTCTTTTGGTTCTTCCATTATATTTTTAGTTTATTAATATTCCAATTTTCACCTATTTTATTTAAAGTACTTTTTAAAGGACTAGATACAGAGTGCCATTTTCCAGCAAAAAAATATTTTTCTACTTTACAATCAAATAAAGGTATATCCATTGTTTCATCTTTAAAATCATGTGTTACAAATAAAACTATACTTTTATGAGTATGCCAACTATTACATATCCTTTCTAAAACCAATCTTTGACCAGTTGGTAAATCGTTATTGATTTTTTTTACTTCAATTAATATTAACGCTTCGTTATTAAATTCTAAAACTGCATCAATATCTGTTGGATGTATTTTACCATTTTCTATTCCAGTAAAATCAATCCCCTGTTTTGTTTGGTTACTATTTCTAATTAAACTTTTCATAATAAATCGTAATCTTCATTTTTGTAATCCTCATAGTCTTCGCTAAATTTTTCTCTCATAATGTTTTTACCTTTTTTTAAAGTATGAAATATATTAACAAAACTTATTTTTGTGTCTTTAGCCATACCTCTTATGCTTAAATGTGTATCACGATATATCTCAAATATACCTACATCATAAAAATGCCAATTTTTTAATTCTTCATCCATTTTATTACATAATTTTGCGTATGCTTCTTCTTTTTTAATATCATCTCTTGCAGTTAATTTTTTTATATCCTCATCTAATATTTCAGTAAAATCATTGTCTTTATAAAATTCTTCTATTTGTATTTTATTTATTTTACTTTTTTGTCGCATATATTCTATAAAAATTGAATACAAAACCAAATATATGTATCGGCTATTTACCTTTCCATTCACAATGGTTTTTTTTTCATCTGCATATTTATTAATCTTTAAATACATTTCTTGTACTATATCTTCTGAATAATGACCAGCACCAAATTTTTGTACTAACTTAATCCAATATGTATGCTTTTCAGCAACTTTACTTAACCAATTTTTCATATTAAAAACTTACACCCTCTAGTGGATTGTACAAATTACCAATTATTTCTGGTAATCCAACATTATTTACTTTAAAACTAAATGTATCAAAGGCATAACCTCTGCTACGTTTACATTTAACTGTTATCCAATCCTTGTTTATTGTGTTTGTTTCTAATTGTATTTGTGTTTCTGTTTTTTTCTCTAATAAGCTACCTAAATGCCCTGTTGGTTTATCTGAACCAAAGTTACTATGTATTACAGTAATAATATGGCAAGAAAACTTTTGTGACCATTCCATTATTTTTTGCACAACATTATTGCTTTGCTCTAAATCATTTACATCCGACACTAAATCTGCAATACCATCAATAACAACTAAACCAACTTTATCTTTTTCAATTTTGTGTTTTAAGTAGTATTCAATAAATTCAACTCTGTGTTTAAAACCAACAGTACGCAAACCAAATGTATGATAACAACCTACATCATTACCACCATTCATATCAACCACTCGCCTAAAAACTCTTTGTGCGTGAAATTTGCCTTGTTCTGTGTCAAAATGTATTAAACATTTATTATCTCTATGCCCTTTTAAATCCCCACCAAATTTATTTGAACCACCTAAATAAACAGAAGCTAATAAACTAATGAAAAAGGTTTTCATTGTTTTAGGTGGAGCTTGTACAAATGAAAAATTACCATAAGTACCTATTGGTATTGGTAATGTTTTTGTTCCTTTTAAAGATGTTATGGTTGTTTCACCCATTGAAATTGCTACTGGAGGATATTCAACAATATCTGTTGTGTTTATTATGCACTCATCCTCAAGGAGTTGCATATATAGTCTTGTTTCATCTGTCATAAAAAAAGGGGGTTATTAACCCCCATATATTAAAATGGTAAATCTGTATTGCTTTCTGTTGTTTGTGTTTCTTTATTTTCCTCTTGTTCTGCTTTTACACAACTACCATCAGTCCAAATTACCCTTCCATTACCTAAATAATTTTTAGGCTTTTTAGCTTCTCTTTCCTCTAGTGTTTGAGAATCATATGCTGTAACATTTTGACCAAATTGGTTAGTGTCATCGTTTACGCTTATTATAAAATTATAATAAATTCCTTTTTTGCCTTTTACAAATTTTTCTTTTGGTAAATTTTCAACATTGATATTTACATTTAATAGTGCACTCATAGTTTTTGTTTTAAAATTAATAATTATTCTTTAATTGTTTTTATTTTTTTTTTAAAATCTTCGGATTCATCCTCACCAAATACTCCTAGTTCGTAAAAACCTGTTAATTTAAGTACTGCTCTGGATAAGGCTCTTTTTTCAGCCATTTCGGCAACATACCAAGTTTGACAATTACCTTTTCTTGTTGATTTAATATCATCTACAAGTAATTCTATATTTTTGCCATCCCCATTTTTTTCAAATATTTTTTTCTTTATTATTTCTTGGTCGGTTGTTGTTACTAACGCAGAGCCAAAAGTTTCTATTTGTGCAGTTGAGCCTTGTGCACCTATTCTGGCTTTTGCTTTAAATACTGCAAAGTTTGTTTCGCATTTAATAACTTCATAATCTATTGTAATGTTTTCAATTGCTTGTATTTTTTCAATACCTTGCCTTGTAATAATTACATAATGTTGATGCTTATACACATCATCTTTTGTTAGTTCGTACTTCTTGTACAAGTCTAATAGTTTTTCTCTGTTCATTTGTTTTTGTTTTTTAGTAAATGTTTATTTATTTCTTGTTTTATATTACTATTATTTAATCTTAATTCTCTGTTCTCTATATGCATTGAATTTATATAAAAATACATTTCACTTAATGCTTTCATATATTTATCAGTTTCTTTAGGTTTCTTTTTGTTAAACTCTAATAGTAAGTTTGCTAATAACTCATAGTTAGTATGAAAATTAATCTCTTGTATTGTCATTTAATACTTCTTTTTTAACTATATCTTTGTATGATTCTGGGCAATCCTCATCACATAACTCAAATATAAATGTTTCTAAATTAGTTATTCTTTTGTTTGCTTTACATAATTCATTTTGTAATGCATCTATTTGCATATTTTTAAAAGTATATAAGTCTTTAACTGTTTCGTGTATAGGTTCGTTTTTCATTTTTTTTTTTTAAAATTCACATTCTTGGTCATCTGCCCATTCAATAGCTTCTTGATATAAATCATTATCATGGGTTTCAATCCAATCAGCAAAATTGTTAAACCAATCTATTACTAATTGTTTAT